AGGATACGGCGGATCAGAAGTTTTTCCAAAACAAATTAGATTAAAATCACAAGACGACACAGGAAATTTTTTAAATTTACCATACTTTAATGGTGACAACACAACAAGATATGCATTTAAAGAAGATGGTAGTGCAGCAAGTTTAGAAGAATTTTATGGGATCTACAATAATGTAAAACAACTAGATGTTGGTCTCGTAAAAGTACAGAGGCCCAAATCAGAATTTTCTGATGGGCCTCCGTGCATAGAACTTATGTCTATGAATAAAATACCAGAAGGTGGTAGAAATAATGCAATATTTCATTATGGAGTATATGCTAAAAAGAAATGGCCATCAGAATGGAAAAGTAGACTTACTATGTTTAATATATCTGCATCACAATCTCCATTAAGTGAATCAGAAGTAGATATAATTAAAAAACAACACGATAAAAAAGATTGGGGATATAAATGTAATGATACTCCTATGTGTAATTTGTGTGATAAAAAATTATGTAAAACTAGAAAGTATGGAATAGGGGAAGAAATAGTATTTCCTGCATTAACTGATTTACAAAAAATTAAATTAGAAAAACCATATTATTATTTAAATGTAGATGGTGAAAGATTACATTTAGAAAACGTAAAATATTTAAAACAACAAAGTTTATTCCAAGAAGCATGTATGGAACAATTAGATTTTAAACCACCAACAGTAAAACCAAAAGACTGGGACATGATTATAAATCCATTGATGAAGAACCACGAACCTGTCGAACCACCAGAAGGTGTAACAACACATGATCAATTAAGAAATCATTTAGAAGAGTTTTGTTTAAATAGACACATAGGTTCTGATGTAAATGACCTTAAAAAAGGTGGAGTATGGACTAGTGATGGTTATCACCATTTTGTGTTTAGTCAATTTTTTAATAGATTTTTAATTAGACAGAGATGGGATGTAGATTATTCTAGAACAGCACAAATGTTAAAAGAAGTTTGTAATTGTGAAAATAAAAGAGTTGGTAGAGATAGAACATCGGTATTTGTAGTAAAACAATTTGATAAGAAAAAAGATGATTACATTCAAAAAGAATTAAAACCAAAGGATATATTTTAATGAAACTAAGATGTTTTATAGAAAGTTTTATTGATGTGGGTAGTGGATTAATTTTAGCAATTTTAATTCAATTATATATTTTTCCATTCTTTGGATTATATCCAACTATATGGGATAGTTTACATATTGCATTAATATTTACTGCAGTTTCAATCATTAGATCATCAATATGGAGACATTTTTTTAGAAAAATATGAAAACAATAGTATTAGGACCACCAGGTACAGGTAAGACAACTACACTATTAAATAAAGTAGATAGTTATTTAAAAGAAACCGATCCAGATAAAGTTGGATACTTCGCTTTTACAAAGAAAGCTGCATACGAAGCAAGAGATAGAGCTATTAAAAAATTTAATCTCACAGAAGATGATCTTCCATACTTTAGAACATTGCACTCATTAGCATTTAGAAAATTAGGATTAAAAAAAGATCAAGTTATGCAGGGAAGACATTATAGAGATCTTGGAAAAAAATTAGGATTTCCTGTATCTTATGCAGAACACCAAGAGGATCATGGTGTATTTACTTCTGATAGTGAGTATTTACAAATTATACAATTAGCACAACTAAGAAATATTACACCTGAACAACAATATAATAAACGAGAACATACTCAGGACTTAGAATTAGATAAATTACATATTATTCATAACGAATTAAAACGATATAAAAAAGAATATAACTTAATAGATTTTAATGACATGATTTTAGAATTTATAAAATCAGATAAGTCTCCAAACTTTGATGTTGTGTTTATTGATGAAGCACAAGATTTATCCTTAATGCAATGGGATATGACAAAAACCATTTGGAATAAAACAGAAGATACTTTTATTGCAGGTGATGATGATCAGGCAATATTTAAATGGGCTGGTGCTGATGTAGATTCTTTTATAGCACTTAAAGACCAAATGATAAATCTTCCATTAATACAATCACATAGAATACCTATGAAAGTTCATAGACTTGCTATGGGTATTATAAATAGAATTAGAAATAGAATAGATAAAAATTGGAAACCTAAAACTAATGAAGGAAATTTACATAGACATTTTGATATTGACTCTGTTGATATGTCCAATGGTGAGTGGTTAGTTTTAGCTAGAACTAAACATATGTTAAAAGAAATAGAAGATACCTTATATCGTAAAGGTTTATATTATGAGACTAAAAATAAACGTAATTATGAGAAAGATTTACAAGAAGCAGCTACAGATTGGGAACATTTAAGACAAGGACAATTATTATCTTTTAAACAAATTGAAAAAATTTCTAAATATGTTGGGTCAGATCATTGGGAAAAAGAAAAAATAAAAGGTATGACTAAAGGTTCTTTTTTTGGAATAGATCAACTTACAAAAGATTATGGATTAAAAACTAAAAAAGTTTGGTATGAATCATTAAACGATGCAGGAACAAGAAGAATAGAATATCTAAGAAAGATGAGAGCTAATGGTGAACAGCTAAATAAAAAGCCAAGAATAGAATTATCAACTATACATGCAGCTAAAGGTGGTGAATCACAAAACGTAGTTCTTTTAACTGATCTTACTAGAACAACTATGGAAACTTATGAAAAAAATCCAGATGATGAAAACAGATTGTTTTATGTGGGTGCAACTAGAACAAAAGAAAATTTACATATAATAGAACCCAAACAACCTAATAAAGGATTTATACTATGAGTCATCCATATGCAGAAAGTAGAAAACGAGCTAGGAAAAAATGGAGACAAAGTCCTAAAGGTAGGGCCTGGGATAAAGCTTATTACCAACGTCCAGAAGTTAAAGCAAGAAAAAAAGAATATAATATTCAAAGAATAATTAAGGAATGTGCTAATGAAAGATAAAATATATAAAAAACAGGTAGGTGGTGATCATTATAAATCTATGGTCATTCAGCCATCAGAATTTATTAACAGAAATAATATTCCATTTGCAGAAGGCAATGCAATAAAATATTTATGTCGCCACAAACAAAAAAATCAAAAAGAAGATTTATTAAAAGCAAAACATTATATTGACATGGCGATTGATAGAGACTATCCTGAAGAAGTGAAAGAAGAAATAAAAGAAAAAAAGAATTCATGGGGTTTTGTTAAATGATACAAAAACCTTTATTTGCGCCACAAACAGAATGGTTGCCACCAGAAGAATTTCCAGATTTATCTAAGTATGATGAAATTGCAATTGACTTAGAAACAAAAGATCCAGATTTAATGAAGATGGGATCAGGGAATGTAACCAAAAGAGGAGATGTAGTAGGAGTAGCTGTCGCTGTACCAGGTTGGTCTGGTTATTATCCAATTGCTCACGAAGGTGGTGGTAATATGGATAGAAATAAAGTTTTAAAATGGTTTCAAGGTGTGTTGAGCACTCCAGCCACAAAAATATTTCACAACGCCATGTATGACGTATGTTGGATAAGAGCGCTCGGTTTAAGTATTAACGGTAAAATTGTAGACACGATGATTGCATCGGCCCTAGTTGATGAGAATCAAATGCGTTATGACTTAAACAACTGTGCTAAACGATACACTGGAAAAGGAAAAAGTGAAACAAATTTATATGAAGCAGCAAAGAGTTGGGGGGTTGACGCCAAGGCAGAAATGTATAAACTACCTGCCATTTATGTTGGTGAATATGCAGAAAAAGATGCTGAGATAACTTTAGCTCTTTGGAAAGAACTTAAAAAAGAAATTTTACACCAAGATATAACATCTATTTTTAATTTAGAGACAGAACTATTTCCTTGCCTCGTTGATATGCGATTCTTAGGAGTTCGTGTAGACGTAGAAGGAGCTCAAAAATTAAAGCAACAATTACTTGAAGAAGAAAAAGAATTATTACAAATAGTAAAAAAAGAAACTGGAGTAGATACGCAAATATGGGCAGCTCGATCCATTGCGCAAGTTTTTGAAAAACTTCGCCTACCATTTGACCGAACCGAAAAAACAAATTCTCCATCATTTACTAAAAACTTTTTACAGAATCACCCCCACCCACTGGTGAAACGAATAGCCCGAGCCAGAGAAATTAACAAGGCCCATACCACATTTATTGATACCATATTGAAACATTCTTACAAGGGTAGAATACATGCAGAAATTAATCAATTAAGAGGAGATAATGGTGGAACGGTAACTGGAAGATTTAGTTACTCGAACCCAAATTTACAGCAAATACCAGCTAGGAACAAGGATCTTGGACCACGGATTAGGTCATTATTTATACCCGAGGAGGGCCATACATGGGGTTGTTTTGACTATTCTCAACAAGAACCTAGGTTGGTAGTGCATTATGCAGCTTTACAGAATCTCTATGGAGTGGAGGAAGTATTGGATTCATATAATGAAGGAGATGCTGATTTCCATACGATCGTTGCTGATATGGCAGAGATACCTAGATCACAGGCTAAGACAATAAATCTTGGTCTGTTCTATGGTATGGGTAAAAATAAATTACAAGCAGAACTTGGTATCAGTAAAGATAAA